AGACATACGTATAGCCAAATCAGAGGCTCACGTATGTCTAGACTAGCGACACTCCTCCTCAGCATCATCGACGCCATCCGCGCATTTTTCACCCGCGCATCGCCTCCCGATCCTCTCGCGCCCCCGAGCACCTCGCCCGGCGCCGCACCCGGGCCGCGTCCGATCTCTCCAGCCGTCCGCTCCTTTGTCCTCGACGGCCACACCAAGGAGATCCAGGCATCGCTTGTTGAGCAGATCGAGCAGTACGAGGCCGCCGGCGCAACCTCATTCACCCTCCAGTATCCGGGCGGCTACTACCTGATCCGCGACGGGCAGGTCGTCGGGGCCGGGAGGGCGAATGATTGAGGCACTCCCCCTCGATCTCCTCTACCCCGTCGCCGCGATCGCCGGGACCGCGATCCTCTCCGCCCTCGCCGGCCGGGCATGGGGTCGTCGGACCATCGCGGCCGCACACGCGACCCGTGCAGCCGTCGACGTCATCTGTGACGCGATTGATGACGGCACCATCACCGAGGACGAGGTCCGGGCGATCGTCGCCGCCGGGAACAACTGGCTCGCGGCAATTAGTCTGGAGACTGGCAAATGAGCAATCTGGCCGCCGAGGCGCAACAGGTAGCGCACTCCCCCTGTAAGGGAGCGGTTGCGGGTTCGAGTCCCGCCGACGGCTTATTCGAGGAGACCGCATGAGCAGTGCCGCAGCCGCCGCCCCGCAGGACCTCCAGCAGTTCGCCGAGCAGGTCGTCGCGGTCCTCGACCACTACGAACTCCTGACCGAGCGGCTCGCCGTCCTGGAGGACCAGCTCAGCGAGCAGGGCTGGCAGCGGATCGGCGGCAGCGACCGTGACTTCTCCCGCGAAGGCCTCCGGGCGCTCTCGAAGATGGTCCGGCTCCGGTGGCTCAAGAACCCGCTCATCAAGCGGGCCGTAGCCGTCCAGAACCTCTATGTCTGGGGGCAGGGCGTCACGCTGCGGGCCGTGCATCCGACCGTGGACGCCGTCGTGCAGAAAGTCCTCAAGGACCCGACCAACCGCACGGTCTTCGGCGATGTCGAAGCCTGGATGCGGCTGGAGACCGGCCTCCAGCTCTTCGCAAACCTCTTCTTCGTCTTCTTCGTCAACCCGAGCACCGGCCACGTCAAGATCCGGACGATCCCGTTCGACGAGATCGCCGGGATCATCAGCAACCCCGAGGACGCCCAGGACCCCTGGTATTACCTCCGCACCTGGACTGTGACGACCGTCAACCCCTCAACCGGGTTCCCGACCACTGAGCCGAAAAAAGCCTACTACCCCGACTGGCGGTACAATCCTCGCGGCGGCCATCCAGCATACATCGCTGGCATCCCGGTCCGGGCGGATACCCCGATCTGCCATGTCAGCGTCAACCGGCTCGACGACATGCAGTTTGGTGTCTCGGAACTCTACGCGGCCTGCGATTGGGCGAACGCTTACAAGGTGTTTTTGGAGAAATGGGTCACGATCACCGACGCGCTCAGCAAGTTTGCGATGCAGCTCACCGGCGCAAACAAGCGGGTCGCAACCGCTGCCGTCTCAAAACTCCAGGAGATGATCCCCCGGCTGCAGCAGGGGCTCGCCGAGGCCCGGGCACAGGGCGGCGGCACGACCGGCGGGACGTTTGTGACGACGCCCGGGACGAAGCTCGAGCCGATCAAGACCTCCGGCATCACGACCAGCATGGACGACGCCCGCCGGCTGATGCTGATGGTCTGCAGCGCGACCGGCATCAACGAACCCTACCTCACCGGGGACCCGAGCACCGGCAACCTCGCGACCGCGAAGACCATGGAGCGCCCGATGGAGCTCCAGTTCACTGCCCGGCAAAGCCTCTGGTCGTCGATCCTCGGCAACATCCTCGACTATATCATCGACCAGGCCGCGATGATGCCGTCCGGGCCGCTGCATGCGGGAGCGACAATCGAGATCGACGATGACGGCGACCGGATTGTGACGCTCGGTATCGATCCGGAGACGGGGGAGCCGATGAACCGGGCGGTCGAGGTCAAGTTCCCATCGATCCTCAAACGCGACCTCACCGAGCAGGTCGATGCCATCGTCCACGCCGGCACGCTCAAGGGCGCCGCAGCGGCCGGCACGATCCCGATCAAGCATCTGACTCGGATGCTCCTCGATGTCCTCGGGGAAGAGCACGCCGCCGACCTCGTCGAGGAGTGGTTCCCCGAGGGTGATGACCTGCAGCCGGATGACAGCGAGGCCGCCCTCGCGACGGCGATCGAGCGGCTGGAGACCTACCTCCGGGAGGTGCCGGCGTGACTCCGCTCCGCGACCTCCTCGAAAGCATCGTCACCCTGACGAAGATCTGGAAGCGGGACCGGGCACTCAAACCTATCGAGACGAAGCTCGCCCGGCAGATGGCGAAGGCGTTCCGGGCGCACCGGACCGTCTTTATGCAGGAGTTCGGGCGGGTCGGCCCGGGGATCTACGGCGAGGCCTCTACCCCCCCTGCGATCGAGGGGGCACTCGAAGCAGCCTACCAGGCGACACTCGCCGACTTCTTCGCCCCGATCGAGGAGGCCGCCGGGGCCGCGATCGCCGCCGCCGCGAAGCACCGGGTCGCGGAGTTCGGCATCGATTATGCGTTCGACCTCAAAAACCCCCGGGCGATCGCCGCCATCAAGGACCGGGCGGCCGCAGCGGTCAAGGAGATCGACGCGACCACCCGCGAAGAGATCGCCCGGATCATCTCGCAGGGGATGGAGGACGGCTACAACTACCAGCAGGTCGCCCGGCAGATCGTCGCGAAGTACGACGAGTTCGGGGTCGGGAAACCGCAGGCACACATCCGCAACCGGGCGGAACTGATCGCCGTCACCGAAGCGGCCGAGGCGTACGAGATCGGCAACCGGCTCGTCATCGACGAGATGACGGCCGTCGGCCTGGAGATGGAAAAGTCGTGGAGCACCGTCGGTGACGACAGGGTATCCGACGGGTGCCGAACCAACGGGCAGGTGGGCTGGATCCCGGTCGATGAACCGTTCCCATCCGGCCACCAGCACGCCCCCCGGTTCCCGGGGTGTCGGTGCGCCATCCTGTACCGCCGGAGGCCGACAACATGAGTGGAGTGATGGAGAGTGTGACAGGCGAATTACGCGAGTTCGGCGGGATCGTGGTCCCGCTCATCGAGGCAAAGACCGACGACAAGGGCACGATCCCCGTCAAGATCATCGATGCTGGGTGGGGCTCATCGGGCTACTACTCCCGCGAGGTCCTGCAGCAGGCGGTGAACGCCCGAGTCTACGCGGCCGGGCTCCAGATGTACTGGAACCACCCGAGCAAGAGCGACGAGAAAGAGCGGCCGGAGCGGGACCTCCGCGACCTCGCCGGCGTCCTGACCGAGGACGCCCGGTGGGACGAGCACGGGCCAAAAGGCCCCGGAGTCTATGCCCGGGCGAAGGTCTTCGCCGCTTACCGTGACGCCGTAGCCGAGATGGGGCCGTACATCGGGCTCTCCCACTACGTGTGGGGCGAGAGCAAGCCCGGCGAGGCGGAGGGGAAGAAGGGCGATATCATCACCCGGATCGTCGCCGCCCGCTCGGTCGATTTCGTCACCGTGCCCGGCCGGGGCGGGGCGATCGCGGAGGCGTTCCGGGCCGCCCGGCCCCCAGAACCGACAGATGAACAAAAAACCGAAGCAGGAAAATCCATGGTAGGAGAAAAACCCGAGAAACTCACGCTCGAGTCCGTCCGCAAGGAGCACCCCGAGATCGTCGAGGCGCTCCGGCAGGAGATCGAGAACAGCGCCGCCATGAAGGAGGCGCAGGCACAGCAGGAGAAAGCACTCAAGGAAGCGAAGACCGCCCTCGAAGCGGCACAGACCGAGAACGCCCGCCTGAAGGAGGCACTCCTCCTCGTCGAGGCGAAGACGTTCGTCGAAGAGAAGGTCAAGAGCGCCACGATCCACGATCTCGCGAAGGCGCGGATCGTGGAGAGCCTGAGCAAGAGCCCGGTCGTCAAGGACGGCAAGATCGATGAGCAGGCATACTCCGCGAAGATCGAGGCGGCCGTCAAGGCCGAGGCCGAATACCTCGCGAAACTCGGCGCGGGTCGGGTCGAAGGCCTGGGCGGCAGTGCGTCCGGCGGACAGGCCAAGACGCTCGAAGAGACCGACAAGGAACTCGTCGCCGGGTTCATGAAACTCGGCATGTCCGAGGCGGAGGCGAAGGCCGCTGCCCGGGGGAGATAGACTATGGCAACCAACATCGTCCGGAAGCCCGGACAGCAGATTGAGATCGTCCCGACCGACCCGGCACTCCCGGTATCGGGAGCGACGATCCGGTACGGCAACGAGACGGGCATCGCCCTGACTACCGCCGCAGCACCCGGCCAGCCGGTGACGTGTGACCTCGGCCCGTTTGAGGCCGACCTCCTGGTGACCGACACCGGCAACACCGGTATCGCGGCGGGGGACATCCTCTGGCGTCACGACGGCGGACGGCTTGACAACGTGCCCGCGTTAACCGGGTATTACTACGGCCGCGCCCGGGGAGCAGTCGCACAGGGACAGGCAGCGACCATCCGCGTCTACCACGACGGCGCACCCGGTGCGTCCGGCGTCATCGGAGCCGGCACCGTCGGCACCGCACAACTCACCGCGAACGGCGTGACGGCTGACAAGCTCAGCGCCGCCGCACGCACCCGGGTGAGTGTCTGCTCGTTCGGCGCGGACGTCGCGGCGACCCGCGAGCAGGCGATCTTCGTCGCCCCCACGGACGGCGTGATCACCGGCGTCAGCCTCGTGGCAGTCGCGGGTATCGTGGCCGATGGCACCAAGACGACGATCTGGGAGTTTGAACTGGAGAACCAGACCGGCCCGGCCGTCGTCGCGACGGCGACCACGGAGACCGAC